GTCAAACGTGTACCCAGCAGCTTCATTATTTAATGCATCGGCAGATCCTGCTGTTGTACCCAGACCATTATTCAGAGGAGTTGTAAATGGATTTATTTTATTATATGCTGCTCCGGCAGTTCCACCTAGAATAGAATAACTATTTTGATCATTCGAAATAATAAAAGTACCACTAATACCAGATAGAGTTAAAATATTATTATTAAACGATTCTACATTTGCTATCCCTATAATTTCATTTCCTGATGGTGAATCTATAAGACTTGAAAATATAGAGTCTGGATCAATATTCAAAGACGTTACAATTTCATTTGGATCGGCGCATGCTCCGGCGACAGGAAGTGTATAAGGTGGCCAAGGTGGATTTCCAACATCAATTGGAATTTGTACTATAGGATCCTGTCCAGCTGCTGTTAAATATTCATTAAATATTTGTATTGGTGATTTAGTTAAAAATTGAGGATTAGAAGGCATATCAAATGTTGCTCCATAATCTCTAAATGAATTTGTACCATCAAAAGCAATATTATCTTCAACATATAATGGAGTTCTAGCAAATGAATTAATTCCTAAGAATATTGTTGGCTGTAAAGTAATTCCCAAAGATGCATCATAAGATGCATGATATGTGTGTCCTCTACCCGTTATAAACCAAGGCGAACCACTATCTCCCAGATATACAAAATTATGACAATTTAATGGTTCATATATGCTAGGACTAGCTTGAATAAAATTTAAATAATATCCTTTACTTGTTGAATTAAGATTTCTGCTAACAGTCTGTACTCTACCACCATAAGCTCTATCTTGGGCGTCAATCGCCCAGATTCTACGTCCAATAGCAGATTTAATTTTAGCCGAACTAGAAGTAACATCAGCAATAGTAATTCCTTTTAATATTACTGATTGTGGATCTATCATTTGTGTTCCCGTAAATCCTGAATAATCTGCCCATTTATTATAAATTGCAATATTTTCTGCATTTTCTGCAGATAATTCTGTTTGCATTTCAAATAACATAAGATCTGGAAAATCGCCGTTACCATTTGATATTCTTGAAACCAAATTTCCAGCAACATTAAATGTTTTACCATCTCTTCTCATAAATTGCTGTTCCCAATAGACATGGGGATAAGCCCAATGTTGACAAACTACAAAATGTTTTTTAGATATTAATAAACAAGGAATTCCACCACTGTTATAAAAATTAAAATCTGATCCGTAACCATTATCTGTAAAATAGTCTCCAACTAGTCTTTTTTGATACCTTGGTGGAAATCCTCCACCTGGACCCCAAAATAAATTTGAATTTGAACAACGCCTAGCTCTTAAACCAACTCCACTAAAATCTGGTGGTGCAAAATGATCATATGATCTAAAAATACCATCATCACCATAACCAAAAGACCAACATCCTGTGTTTCCGGCAGCACCTCCCGAAAGAAGACCATATGCTGAAGTATTATAAAAAGAACCATTTCGTTTAATAGGCCATCTATAGCCTCTAGATTCAGAAAATGGAATATTTATATCAGGTGGATATATTGGTATTGTATCATCATAATCGTATATGTCATATCGTTTAGAATTTGAAACCAAACTCAACTTATGTGCTGCTGTACATCCAGGAAAATTTGAATCATTTGTCAATCCCTGTATGTAATACTGGTTGCATCCTTCATTTACGATACTATTTAAATATCCAAGATACCTTGGAGCACCAATTGGGTAAATTGTACCTGTTACTACTCTATGGTACCACATCATTATTCCATTATGTAGTGCAATACTTGAATATTTACCACATCTTATGTCTCTTACTGAATTTGGAATATTTACTGGCCAATTATTTCTATATCCTGAATCTAATTCTGCAAAACCATTATTATTAAATAATGTGTTTCCTGGGCAGTCTGGCAAAGTAGTTTGATAAAATGTGTTTCCTCCCCATGCACTTATGCTTCCGTCTTTTTTTAATAATACAGTATGTTCCAAACCACCATCAATTCTAAAACCATTAGTAGTTCCATTTGGAATATTGCACTGCCCCGATGTATTCAATCCCCAGCAATATACAGTTCCATCAGTTTTTATTGCCATACTATGATAATGCCCTGCAGCAATAAAAGTTATTCCAGATAAACCAACGGGAATATCACATTGATTATAACTATTGTTTCCCCAACATACAACACCCCCAGTTGCACTTAATGCTAAATTATGATCGAAACCAGACGCAATTTGTATTGCACCTGTTCCTATTGAACTTGGTATTGTAATTTGCCCATTTGAGTTTGATCCCCATCCTATAATAGTGCTTCCTTTGTTTGCAGTATAATATAAAGCAAGCGAATGAGCATTTCCAGCAGTTATTTGTTTTAAATTTATTGTAGAAGTAGCATTAGCCGGTATATTACATTGATTATTTGAATTTTCGCCCCAAGCGTATAAAGTATTACCATATCCCATCATAAAATGATAAGTGCCAGCAGCCAACAAATCATAATTTGTTAAATCTTTTAATTTATATTCTAGATTATTTGTATCATAATAAGATGATAACATTACTTCACGGTCATATCTCACATAATAGAATGATTCTATAAATTTGTAATAATTTAAATAATCATTAATAAATGATGGAGGATTTACAATGTTATTTAAACTAGGATCGCTGTAAGTAAAACCAGATTTATTAATAAAAATTAAAAGTTTTTGTGAAGTACCTACATCAAAGTTTTCCAAACCGCCTACTTTACATCCATTTTGATAATTTACATATCTGGTTCCAATACCAAAACCAGAATCATTTCCCATCACAAAATTTTCAATATTAAAATTATCCCATTGAGGATACAGATTTGGAGTTATGCAAGGAATCGCCCATGATATCGCTGGCCACGCTGGTCCCCTGTTCCATCTACTACCATTATAGTATCCCAAAGAATAAAAAGCCGGATCATGTGCATATGTATTTCCACACTTACCCCAAACCAATAAATGTGCTGCTGGCCCCAAAGTTGCACCAGTTGGAGAAATACGTATTGGAGTAGTTGGTGCTCTTTCTCTACTTTTAATAAAAATTGCCATATTATTATTCCTATCAATTATTAATGTTTATATTATCAGATCCTAATATTCTATACAAAGTAACTGTATCACCCACTCTAAATTGACCAGATCCTTCAGAAACCATATATTGATTTTCTGATTTTGTTTCTGTATATACATCATCAATTTCTTTAACTTTAGTATCTATCTTTTCATAACTGTATGTGAAGAGTTCCGCAGTTATAAAGTAAGAATACAATCTTCCTAGAGGATAGAATGGATTTTCATGTTCTACAAAGTTTATTTCAAACAAAGATTTTGATGGTGGAAAATAAATCAAATCGCCTTCACGGGGTCTTGTTATAGATGGAGTAATATCAGTTACTTCTTGCTTAAATCTTTTTCTAGCAAAAATTAAATTTACTTTATCTTTAATTTCAAGGCCAAATTGACTTATGACATCAGTTCCTTCAAACCCTTTGTAGCTGTAAAGATACATTTCCAAACGATATACTTCATTAAAGTATGATCCAGGATCTTCGCCAAAAATTCTGTCTATTGACAGATATTCTCTTGGAATGTAAATGCAATCAACACCTGTTGCCTGAATTACTTCAATAGTAACTCCTTCAACTAGATCTTGTTCGCCTTTGTAATTTGAAAAATATGGGTTTGTAGCCATTTTAACCTATTAGTGGATCGGGTGGCAATTCTTGTGTCTTAACTAGTTGTTGTTCAATAATATTCAATTCGTTTACTGCTTCTCCCATCATTGCTGCAGCATTTAGCTGCGCACCACCGGGAAGAGGAACACCCGCAAACTTCATTAAATTTTGAGCCCACTGTCTTTTTAACATTGCCGTATAATATCTTTTAAACACACGATCTTCCCAAACTCTTGGATACTGTGATGGATCTATTTTTACATATGCTTCTACAAGTAATGAAGTACCTGGTACCAGTGTTCTGTATTCCATGTCTAAAAATAGGCGATTGGTAGTTCTATTATAGGTATATGATGATGGATAGTTAAAAACATCGTTGACAAGTTTTAAGTAACTCATGGATTCCATATAAGAAGCCATTGGACCTTGTTGGAGGCCACCTTGGTTAAAATATAGACCAAAGAAGTCAAACAATGTCATTTGATATCTAAGATCAAACATATAATCACCAGCCACATCTTGCGGTCTGTAAACTTTGGTTATCGTACGAATGTCAGAAGCTATTGGCCAATAAGCTGTATTTCCTTCTGTGTCAGTGGTCAACTGGGCACCAACAGCATTGCCAAAGGTAGATGTATCAAAATACTTATTGGCTACATCACCGGGAGTTATTGTATAAAGATACAAAGCACGTTGATTAAAATCAAAATGTCTTTCAAACATATATTCAAGGGACTCATCCAAACGGTCTTCCGCTTGCTGTGGGTCGATGTTTACTTGAACAACAGGAGCTCCGAGTGATCGAAAGCAATAGTCTATAAATTCTTGCCTAGTAGTTGCTGCCATAAAATTATTTATGATAAATAACAATAGAACTTTGGTAAAATATTATGAATACAAAAAATAACAAAAGTTTAGAAGAAACAATCAAGGAATTAAATAAACGTTATAAGAACGTTCCCTCTCCTTTGTCTGAAGGTTATAACAAAATGAATAGTAATATTCATTTTACCCCAGTTCAAAAAGACAACAACTTTACAAACAAACTTTTAGATGGTTTTAAACCAAGATCATATAAATTTGGTGATCCCTTATAATAATGTTGCAAGTTGAGTCCAATTTAAATGATGTTCGTGTCTCGTTCAAAAATATAGACAACAAAGAACTTAATAAAGACTTTTTGGCTTTTGTTGATATTGTTTCAAAATTTAAAAAGATACCATTTCACGACATTTATTTTATGCTGCCTACAATGTTAATAAATCAATTTTTTGAATTTATTCAACAAAAAAACTTAAAGTACAAAGAACTGCAACAAAATAAAGATTTTTTAATATTTAAATTCTAATGGCAGACAATCCATTAAAACTACCAAAACCTCTTATTATTTCTGATTCTTTTTTTAAAAAAATAGAAAAAAATGAAAAAAGCTATAATGAACTTATAAAAAATGAAATATCTTTTAAATATGTAATTGATTCTAAAAATAAAGAATCATATGATCTAGAAACTTCTTTTTTAGATTCCGATTTTAGTTCTTCTGGTGAAGAAAAAGAAAAAGCAGATTATTCTGCTTCCCCCTATAGAACAAAAACATATAAATCAATAACAGAAAAAGATAAACTGTTAAATGAATATTTAAAATTGCAATACGGTAATGTAGAAAATTTTTTTGATCTTACGGATTCATTAAAAGAAAACAAAGTATATAATCCAACTACTGATTATCAAGTTGAAGTTGGTATTATAAGTAAAGACTATTATTATAAATCTGACTTTATTTCTGCTCAGGAAGTAGTTTTAGAAAATGCTAGTGGTCTCTGCACTATAGATTATTTAAGAGTAGATGGCAGAGCCGATAGAATGATTACTTCTTTGCAAGAAGATTTAGTGCCCTCTTCTCAGGAAGATGTACGGCAAGCAGCTTTTGGTGGGATTTCTAATGCATACGGCGAACGAATATTGGTTTGGAATCTTTTAAAAGGTGGATGGTCTTCATTCTATATGAGTAGACTTATTCGCTTTGTGCGAGATGACACGACGGGTCTAGAATAATAAATATTATTGATGTCTAATGATTCCAAAAGTTCTAATCATTTACATGCAATCCTTTTCCGAGAAGCGAAAATTATTCTTTCAAAATATGAAGACTATCTTCGGGATAAACTTACATCAAAGGAATTGGCACAAATGATGCTAAATCTTCGTGATGCTATAAAAAGAATAGAAGACTCAAAATAATTATTGACCAATAGATTGTATGTGCTATTATTGTCGGTCATGATTGTAAATTACGAACCAAAATTAGATTACTCAGATGCACTTATTGTACCTAGACTTTCGGATGTCAAGTCTCGTAAAGATGTAAATCTTGAAGTTGGTACCACTTTTAAATGTGGGTCTATATGGACTGGTGTGCCTATTATGGCAGCAAACATGTCCACAGTTGGAACACACGAAATGGCTCTTGTATTGTCAGAGTACAAGATGATTACTTGTCTGAAAAAAGGTGGTGAATATTATGTTACCTTTGCCACCAGTTATCCAGACAAAGAAAAATATGTTTCGTTGACTCTGGGTTTGGATCCCGAGAGTAAATTATTTGTTGATAACGCAACTATCAATGATCCAACTTTTGTTTGTGTTGATGTTGCAAATGGTTACATGACAGAATTTCATAACTTTGTAAAGAAAGTGAGACAGAAATGGCCGAAGTCAATATTGATTGCAGGGAATATAGTAACCCCAGAGGGGGTCGTGGGATTGTCAGATGCTGGAGCCGATCTAGTAAAAGTGGGAATCGGGTCGGGATCGATGTGCCTGACACGCAGAGTAGCCGGAGTGGGATATCCCCAACTCTCGGCGGTCATAGAGTGTGTGGAAACAGCCGCAGCATCAGGTATTGGGATCGTATCTGATGGAGGAATTGTACATCCCGGTGATTTTGCTAAGTCTTTTGTGGCTGGAGCTGCATTTGTTATGGCTGGAGGTGCATTTGCAGGCCATGACGAGTGTGGTGGAGAAATTCGTCACTCCAATAATAACGCATCACTCACTATGCTTCATTATGGTATGTCCAGCAAAACCGCAAATGAAAAATACAACGGCGGACTTAAGGATTACCGTGCTTCCGAGGGCCGCACTGTGGAAGTACCTTATCGTGGATCTGTACATCACACCGTTCAAGAAATTCTTGGTGGATTGCGCTCTGCTTGTTCGTATGTTGGTGCTTTTAATTTGCCTGACCTGTATTCGCGTGGTACAATGGTTAAGGTCAATCGTACTATAAACAACATTTTTGAGAATCACGAAATATGAACATTTTTGTTTTGGACAATGATGCCGCTACTTCCGCTCGTATGATGTGCGATAAGCACGTCGTAAAAATGATTCTTGAGTCTTGTCAGTTGCTTTCAACTGCCCACCATGTTTTGGATGGTGATCCATTGGAAGTCAATACTGGTAAGCGTAGATATGTTACGCATGTTTGTACAAAGAAGAATATCTGCAAGGCTGCAATGATTAATCATCCTTGCAATATTTGGACTCGCACTACTTCAAAAAATTATTTTTGGCTTTGGAAACATGCATATGCATTGTGCAAAGAATACACTCGCCGTTACGGTAAAGTGCATTCCATGGAATCTATGTTGTTGGATGAACTGTATGATTGTCCTGTGAATTTACCAAAAGGTAAGTTGACTACTTTTGTTCAAGCAATGCCTGAACAATATAAAAATAAAAATGCAGTAGTTGCCTATCGCAGTTATTATATTAACGAGAAGGCTGCGTTTGCGAAATGGAAGGCGACTGAGGTGCCTGATTGGTTTGCAGAGAAGACTGCTGACGTTTCTTCTGACGTTCTGGTTCCGTTCTAATTGCATTAGCCAATTTTTGCATTCTTGGTGCAATACCAGTTTTGTCTCTTACAGATTCTCTGTAGTCTTTAGCATTTAAATATTCTGTAGCTGCACCAGCAAAGTCTCCTGCGCTTAATTTTTTAAGAGCGCTAGGAGATTTTCCTAACATACCTCTAAATTGTTCAGAAGCAAGTTGACCTTGAAGTTCTGAAGAATAATTACTAAAATTAGGAACTAATTTTTGAACTTGTGGTAAACGGGTCTTCACATCTCTTTCAAGTAATTTATCTGCTTGTTCTGGTGTTAGTTTTGCTTTGCCACGCAAGACATCAGGACTAATATTTAATTCAGCAAAAATTTTTGGAGATTGTGCAGTTACTAAATGCCCATGTCCAACGGTATCCAATCCTTTGCTGTCTTTATATACAGAAAGAATTTTTTGTTCATTTCCAGCAGATTCATATTCTTTTATTACTTTGCAAATACCATTAATATCACATTGAACTTGTTGAGCGCCTTCGATTAAAAATTGTTGAAATGATTTCATATTATTGTTACTTGCTATTGTTAAAATACCTGTTATAATAAGACCCTGTAAAGGAAACATATGAACGTAAAAGTATTTAGATTGAACTCCGGTGAAGAAATTTTATCAAGATTTGAAGAAACAGAAACCACTTATACACTGAAGGATCCAGCAATTCTTGTACCAATGGGTCAAGGTCAAATTGGTTTAATGCCTTGGATGATTTATACTAAGGCATCTAAAGGTGTATCTGTTCCAAAAACCTTTGTAGCGTTTACTATTGATCCGGTCGATGAACTGAAGACTCAGTATGATTCTAGTCTGAATACGGGACTCGTCACGCCGTCTAAGTCGGGAAGCAACCCGTCTGGACTGAAGCTGACGTTGTAATGAATGAATATAGAAAATGTGATTGAAAATTTTGTTCCTATTGCCAAGCCCCTGTCTATGGCAATGGAAAGACAAAAGAAGCATATATCACTTATAATACACAAGCGCAAAATTATCGCGGTGGGTCAAAATGTTTTTAAGACCCACCCCGATACTGTGCGTTTGGGTTATAGGTGTGCTGATATGCATTCAGAACTTGATGCATTTAGAAAAGTTCCTAAGAGTCTGCGTGGAGAAAAATTGATTCTTCTTAACTTTAGATTCAATAGGTTTGGAGATTTTAGAAATTCTAAACCTTGTCCCGTGTGCACAAAGTGGTGTGGTGAAATCTTTCACAAGATATATTACACAACTGATTCTGGGATAAATATAATGTAAAGGATTTTTATGCCAAAAAAAGCATGCTGCTGTGCCGTTCCAAAAACAACTACTTGTCCTTGGTGTGATTATGGTTGGGGTGGAGACG